AAGCCGCCATTGCCAATCTGACTTATCAGTTTGGCATCGCGCCTATTATACAAGACTTGACGAAGATGCTCAATTTCGGAGAACTGGTGCGAAAGCGCCAGCGAATCCTTAAAGGAGCACATTCGGCAAAGGGTATCAGCCGTAGAGTCCAATTAGGAACTGTTAGCGCCTCCTCATCTGGGAAGGTCGCTACACATTCCACTTACGGTGCCATCGTTCAGCAGGAGTACAAAGCGTCTTCTTCTATGACGCGATGGGCTACTTGCAGATGGCATGTAAGGGACTTTACTCAAGTCGGTAAGGACCCGGGTTATACCGAGTCCCTAAAGATAGCCCTTGGTTTGAATAAGGGTTACCTTCCGATTGAGGTATGGAAGGCGTTACCATGGACCTGGATGTCAGACTGGTTTCTTAATATCAGCGAGATTCTCCAGATCAACCATAACCGGATATACTATATTCCGGGCATGGTATTCGTCATGTCCCATACGGAGTCCGTAACGAACTATGAACCATTCCAAGATAAGAACTATCCCGGCCGAAAAGTTTCGGCGGGGACTGTCAGATCTTGGTCAAAGTACAGAGTTCCTACGGGAGCATCCAGTAGTATGAAACTACGGGTTCCATTTCTGGACCCGTTCAAGCTATCAATCCTCGGCAGTTTAGCTGTCGTTAAAGCACGATAGCTCAACTTATGAGGTCTTCGCATGGCTTTTCCAGCCACTATTACCCTTACCATCAACGCGATCGCGAAAGTTCTCGATCGTGTCAATGACGGAAACAACAGTTCTGAATATCTCCTGGCAACCGCCACGGAGTCGTTCACACTGAAGATTCGTCAGTCGGTTGAGTCTGTTGACTCGGACGGCCTCGTTATGAAGAGGCATAATGTGTTTTTCGAACACATCGTCTATCCGACGCCCACCTCTGCGATCAAACGTCGTACCGTCACTGTGACGGTTCGCAACGATCGCTATGATGATCCTGCCCTGGCGACTTACGTCGGCAAGGCGGTCACCTCCTGGTTGGGCACGAGTACCAACATGGATGATCTTGTCAAGGGTGCCAACTAACACCCAGACATCCATCGGGATCTTGGACTTAGTCGACCAAGATCCCACCATGTTAGTCCTTGATGGACTGTAATATGGCAGAAGCCAAGTAGATTAACTCCCAGCTGAAAGGTTGCTGTTATGAAAAGCTACTCCGACTTAGCGAAGAACGTCTACGTGAGCCTCTTTTTAGATGCTCGCCATAGATGGCCTGAGCTGCAAGGTTCTTTGGAACAGGATTTATCCTACCTCCTTAGAGCAGTCGACAATAGAGGACTACCGTTTCTTACGATAGTACTCCCTGCCGCTGGCAAAGCACTAGATCAGTGCCTTGACTCCGGCATCCTGTGCTCAGATGGATTCCCTATTGGGTTTCCATTTAAGCGAAGCAAGCCTTCATTTCTGAAGGGTTTGCTTTCTCAGGTGTTCGACACTTGTGGTTTGCTTCGCCAAGATGCTTGTGCTGAGAGCGTCGCTTTCTTGCGTCAGGTTTTATACCTGTGTAAGAAGTTTCGTCTCGATTGCAGCCCTGAAATCACGAGGAAAACTCTAGATGAGTTCTTTGCGATTGAAGAGCATCTCCCACCTTCTTGGGAAGACACTTGGGATAGTGATATCCCGAAATGGACCCCTCGCTATGGTCATCCCCTCTGGGGAGTACCTTCTGTCCAAGATGGACAGATTGCGATGGATCTTGGGTGTCCTCCTATGGTTGACCTTCCTTGGAACGGCTTGCGGCTTCTTTGTCGCTATGTCGTCTCCAGTTTGGGCACACCAGATTGGTGGCAGATCCGGCCGAAGCATGGACCAGGCGTCGTTTCCGAGCGTGGCGGATTCGTATCTAAATACGAATTCCCCAACTGGCCTCGGAAACTTGAACGGCAGTTCCCCTTCGATTGGTTTGGAAACGGGTTGTTACACCCAGATCCAGACCAGGATGATAGAGAACCTCCGTCCCGGCTCATCAGCGTGCCTAAAGACCAACGTGGTCCTAGGCTCATTTGCGCTGAACCTCTTGCTCACCAATGGATCCAACAAGGAATCTGGCGGTGGCTTGAGTCTAGTATGCGAAACACCCACTTGGGTGGTTCAATTACGTTCCGGGATCAAGAGAACTCTAGGAATAGAGCTCTCAGCGCCTCCTTGGATGGGCGGTTGGCGAC